GAACAGAAGATAATGAGATATCCTCTGTCGATGATTGATAGCAGCACAGATTACTTGAAGATACAAATACAGGAATATAAAGCCAAGGGAAATGCCAAGGGTTCTATTCTCGAAGGTGTTGAAGACCTAGAATATCTTGAAAATGGACAAATAAAAAGAGATATTGGTTCAGTCGCCAAATCTTTCTCTTCAAATGTATTAGGAGGTTTGACACAGCAATCAGTTATTCAAAGAGGAAGTGATGTAAAGACTCAATACACCGTAACTCTACCAATTCCAAACAATATCACCGACAGCAATTCAGTTTCTTGGGGAGAAGATACAATTAATCCTCTTCAAGCAGCAGGAATGAATGTCATTGGTGGTGTCGCTGAAGATGGAATATCTGCTCTCGGTGGAGCAATGAATGAACTTATCAACACTGTGCCATCTGGAGCAGCAGATCAGAAAAAAGCAATCATTGCAGCAATTGCAGCATTTGGCGTTGGTGCTAATCCTGAAGCAGTTGTTTCCAGAGCAACGGGTCAAATTTTAAATCCAAACTTGGAACTGCTCTTCAGTGGTGTAAATCTTCGAGCATTCTCTTTTATGTTTGATTTTGCACCAAGAAGTTATGATGAAGGTCAGATGGTTAAGCAGATTATTAGAACGTTCAAAAAGACAATGGTGCCATCTAGTGCTGGTGGTATCTTTATAAAACCACCAAGTGTGTACCAACTAATGTATATGCAAGGTGCTTCAACACATCCATTTTTGAACTCATTCCAACCCTGTGCTTTGGTTAATATGGATATTAACTATACTGGTTCTGGAACTTATGCAACATATCGTGATGGAACACCAGTTCATATGCAACTACAGTTGACATTCAAAGAACTCAACCCAATTTACGGTCAGAATTATTCAGATCAACAAACAAACGTAGGTTACTAAAATGAGTTACTTCAGAGAACTGCCAGATATGTTTTATCAGTCCCCCTTCGGGACTAGAAATTCCTCTACAGAATATGTAAGGACTAAAAATATTTTTAGACGGGTCAAACTGCGTGATGATCTAAACAATGCAGTGACTCTTTTTGATAAGTATGAGATTACTCAAGGAGCAAGACCAGATACGGTTGCAGATGAAATGTTCGGAAGTCCAGAATATGACTGGGTAGTTCTGATCACTGCTGGTATCACAAATGTCACAGATCAGTGGCCACTGTCAGATAAAGACTTGTTTCAATATGCTGAAAACAAGTATGGTACTGAACTGAATGACATTCACCACTACGAAACAAAAGAAGTTAAAGACTCTTCTGGCAGATTGATTCTTCCAAAAGGTAAGGTTGTTGATGCTAGTTTCAGAATCCCTAAACCAGGAACTCCAACAGCAGACTTAGATCCGACTGTTGGAGTTAGTAACTATCAATATGAAGTTCGTAAGAACGACGCTAAAAGAAGTATCTTCTTATTGAGACCAGAGTTCCTTCAACAGTTCTTGAATGAAATGAGAGAGATTATGCACTACGATAAATCATCTCAATTCATTGATAGAAGACTGATCGCGACAGAGAACACTAGAAATACTTCACCACAATAAAAAAAGGGGTCGCAAGACCCCTTTTACTGTATCAGTCCTCTGCAAGTTTTGCAAAGTATGAGAGGGTATCGTCATCATCAGTAGAAGAATTAGATGGAAGGATATCTTCTGAGTTGAAGTCGCCAGGAGTAGAAGTTGCTCGTGGAGCAGGTCCACGACCTTCACTCTCGTCTTCAAGGTCTTCAGTGACAGGACGGACCTTGTTACCGAGCACAGAGTCCAGACGAGTCTTCAGTTCGTCATAGGTCTTGAACTGGTCAGCAGCAACGATCTCCGAGAGAGAATATTGCTTCTTCCAGATTGCTTCCATTGCATCATCATCGTCCAGCAGTGCCGACTGGGCAGCGAACTCGGAGGAATCGTAGTTACGATAACCTGCAACGTTCTTTGCCTTCAGTTTGAAGTTGGCACCCTGCCAGAAATCAAACGGATCGATTGCTTCCTCATCCTCAAACTCGGGTTGCATTGCAGCGGTGAGTTTGTCGAAGATCTTCTTGCCGTACTTGTACAGCATAACCTTGCCTTCGTTTTGAGGGTTAGCAGGATCCTTAACAACGTAAATGTTGCTGTAGTAAGTCAGTTTACGCTTCTGCTTACGTGCAGTTTCTTTACCAGCATCGGTGCCGTTGTTCCACAACATAGTGTTGTACTCGGATACAGGATCCTTCTGACCCATCGTGGTCAGAGAGTTCTCGATGTACCAACCACCAGGACCTTGGAAGGCGTGGGAGTACAGTTTCACAAACGGAAGATCTTCACCGTTGGGAGCAGGCAGGAAACGAATAACAGCATAACCGTTACCGCTCTTATCTACTTCCAGTTTCCATACACGATCATCACCTGATGCGTTAGTGTTGCTCATCTTCTCAACTTCCTTGACCAGTTTGCTGGTCAGGCTGCCGAGTTTAGACTGCTTCTTAAGATCTGCGAAAGACATTTGGATTACCTTGGATAAATTTGGATTTGTTGGATTTACTTGGATAGTATAACGAAAATTCGATCAGGCGTCAATATGTTTTTCAAGTGCCTCTATCGTTTTGTTCATACTGTCAAATAAAAGAGTCACATCTGTGTCGGCAGGAAATCCCATCAACATAATGGACTTTTTGAGGTTCTCTTTCATTTCGATCGCTTGAGGATCATCAGAAAGAGACAACCTAGTATACATCACTTGCTGCTTTTCCAGCAAGGTCTTCAACATATGAACATGATCTAACTGTTCAGACTTGTCCATTGCACTAAAAGTGAACACGCTACCATAGATAGACTCTTGCAGATCGTTGATCTCTTTTAGTTCTTCTTGAATGATGTCGGAGCTAAAAAAACTACTCATTTACAATGGACCTAATAATTTTTTTGAAGTTAGATACATCAATATTTAGGAAAGGTTTATATTTTTTGATTTTCAAACTGACGGTTTCCCACACAGGGTCGTCTAGTTTCTTGTCAAACCTTTCACTAAACTCAAAAATTATATCATAGATGACGAGCGTGTCAAGACTTACCTCGCCACCAAGGAATTTTTTTAAGATTGGAGGGTGTCCCTTGGAACAATCGAAGAGTTCTTCTAATTCGTTCTGACAGAGCAATTCGCTGCTTTGTTCTTTGAACAAGTAAGTAGAACTCTGTTTCCTCTTCTTCCAATCGGCGTAAGTCCTTTCGCCAGAATTGATAATTTCTCCAATCCATAGATTTTGTGGGTTATCTGCGGCAGCGAAGTTAGATACTAAAAAATCTACGACCTCTTGATCAGAATACTTGCGACTGGTTTTTTCAAACCAATACTTATCTTTCCTTTTATTGAAAGAAGTCACAGTGGCGCGAGTCTTCGCACCATATCTGAAGAAGTCGTATTTGGGATTTGTGAAATGATTTTTTAGTGACAAATAATGTTGATAGGTTTCAAAGGGAGTCACTTTCATAAAGGCAATTTTGCTCTCGATGTTTTCTTCATAAAGTTGAGACGGATAGCGTCCCACTTCAGTCGTTCTTTGAGAGGTTTTGAGATAAGTTTCGTTACTGATTCTACCTCAAGTGCATTGATTTCACAATAGTGACAGATAGCGTCAATATAGTTAATCTGCTCTTCAGCAACAATCTTCTCAATCTCCAAAGCAAACTTTGAAGGTGTCAAGAATTTGTTCTCGATTGCTTGTTCTAGTTCTTTATTTGGTTCCATAGAGCTCCAGTTTATCTCTAACAAACTTTCCAATGTATTCTGTGAGAAGTTTGATGTACTTTGATTTGTCTCGCTCTTCATAAACGACGCATTCTCCATTTTCACAAGCCATAATAATTACAAGTTTTTTGACAGAAATGCCTGTCAATTCATACAACATACAACCGTATGCCATACATTGTACAAAGTAGTGGTCGATCCATTCCCGTGGTTTGGGTTTGGCAGAAGTTTTGAAATCGATTATTGCTAACTCGCCGTCATACTCAGCGATACAATCTACTGTCCCTGCAATGCCTAATTGTTTGCTGTACAGGGAACCTTCGAGAGTGTAAACATTATTTATAAGATTTAACTTTTCTTTAGCAATATTGAAAAGAAACTTTGAGATGGGTGGAACCTCTGGGAGTTCCTCATTCTTCAAGTGATGCTCTGCCAGAGTGTGCATATCAGTGCCACGTTTTGTAGCACGTTTTGTGATACGTTCTGCTTCTTCTACGCCAACTCTTTTACGCCACTTAACAAAGATTTCTTTGTTGAAGTGACTGGTAACTGATGTGATAGAGACTAATTTAAGAAGTTCCTCTTCATCGGGAACTGAATAATAGCGAACCCCATCAATAGTCTCCCTTTCAAGTTTAGGGAGATCAATATTTACGTGATTAAAACTCATGCCAAACTACTGCATTCCTCGGATAATAATTTTGATTAGGTTCTTTTATGAAATAATACAATGCTAATGAATATCTGTCAATGTTTGGTGGTGTTTGTAAAGGATGTGGATGACCGTGAATAGAATTATCAGACAGAGTAAAGATAACTGCTCTATTCATAAGAGGAGCAATCTTTTGTTCTAACTTCTTATCTTCGTGGTTCCACAACTCAAGATGTCCACCCCAGCGATCTAACCATTGTGGATTGAGATATAAAAGAAGATTCAAAACTCTAAAGTTACCAGTTGCACCGTGGAGGTTGTAATCAACGTGCAATGATAACTTACCACCAGTTTTAATTTTATGGCACCCTGCACCAAAAAAATCAGGATCAGGTAAAAGATCCTTGATACCAGTCAGATCACTCAAAAACTTTGTGAATTTAGGAGTGTTTAGATGTTGTAGAACACTATAAACAGTCGGTGACTGCAAAAACAAATTATCTACGCTATTAGGATTGTAGGGTGTAAAAAACTTATTGACCTGATGAGCAGACATATACTCATTTGTTGATGCTTCACATCCCCAATCTTCGTGCTTCTTCAATTCAGAGAAGCACTGCAGAGCACAGTCTGGATTGAGAAAGTTATCAATCACAATACTTGGAAAGGGATTAGACTTTGAGTATGTGTGTGATAACTTCTTTCCTAAATCATAATCATCAAATATTTGCATCAAAACCCTGCTTCCATTTTAGCAACAAGATATTCCTTACAAAGACCTGAACGCACAATATCATCCAGACCAAATTCAATAATATCAAATGAATTCATAGAACGAAGAATCCTCATAAAATCGTGGATTCCATTCTTCTCATTAGTTTTCTGCAAATCAGTTTGTGTAGCATCACCGCAGAAACAGATCCTTGTATTCTCACCTACACGAGTGATGATACTGTCAAGTTCGTGGAAGTTGAGGTTCTGAAACTCATCAACAATGACAATAGAATTATCAAGAGTAGTACCACGAAGGAATGAAGTGGACCAAAACTTAATAGACTCTTGAGACTTGAGATTGCCATAGAGCATCTCAAAATCTGCATCACTAGGCATCTGGAACATATACTTCACCATATTCTTATAAGGAATCTGGTAGATGTCTGCCTTGTCTTCGTGGTCACCAGGTAAGAAACCAATCTCTCTAGTCGCTACAAGCGATCGTACAAGGTAGATGTGCTCGTAGGGTGTAGTTTCATTCAGAACGTCTTTGAGGGCGTTGTAGAGGGTGATAAAGGTCTTTCCTGTACCCGCACAACCATAAGCAACAATCTGCTTACCCTCTTGATAGGAATCAAACAGACGTTTCTGATTATCTGTAAGAGGATCGACATTCATCAGGTAACTAGAACCTAATGGTTTCTTCCTTTTCATCTGCTTCGCAGTCAGACCAACTCCAATCGGTTGATCGTCTGCTGCTGCTCTTTTTCTTCTTGCCATACTAAATCTTCTTTACTCTCGAACCAGGTGCTTTTTGTGCTTTCGCCAGAACATCGTTCCAACCAGGGTTTCTATTAATGAGTTTATCTTTCCACTCACCAACTTCACCAACTCCAGGTGCATTTTCTGGAGTATAGTATCTTTCCCACTCTGGATTGTCTTCTCTCCACTGATCCCAGGCGTGGACGCTCATCACAACGTCCTTCATTTCGCCTGTGTTTATATTCTTTACTGGATACGTCGCCATAATAAATCTCAATGTGTTGTATTTAGACCCACTCCAGTGCTTCTGAAATGACTGGGAATTGTTCAACAAAGATCTTCTTACAATCTTCTGCCAACTCCATATGCTCCTTTTGAGTTCCGTGTCCAGTACGCAGATCAATGTAATGCATCCACGAACGAACAGAACCACTCATGTAGATTCTGGTGGGACACGCCATAGGGAGAATCATTCTTGCACACTCCTTTGCCACGCCATCATTGAGCATCTCTTGATAGACTTTAAGAGTCTCCGTGAAG